GCCAGCACAGAATGCTCGCGTCTCAAGGGCGGGCAACTTCGCGCTCTTTCCAACTTGGCCAAGGAAGAGATGATGGACCTCGCAGCAGATATGTGGGGGTCGGATGACTTCTTTGAGGAGACTGGCTCTATAGGCGTGGAAGACTGGGACCTTACGGTCCTGGTCGACTGCGCCCTTAGGGCCGCCTCGAAGATGTCGTCTGACCCCCCTCTCTGCAGGGTCCAAGCTCTCCCCGAGTTGGGAGGAAAGGTGCGTGTCGTGACCACGGGTCCAGCACCCCTCGTTCTCGCAGGTGATGCGCTCAGGAAGTTGGTGTGGCCTGTTCTGACCGCCATTCCAGAGTTTGACATCCAGGCTGAGTCGTTTAAAGGAGAGGGTCTGTCGGTCGCTTTTGATCAACACGAAGGAGAAGTTCTCTTTAGTGGTGATCTTGAGCGAGCGACGGACTTGATCCCTCATGACTTGGCTTGGGCTGTCTGGTCTGGTCTGATGATCGGAATGGGCTACGATGCCAACTCGGAACCATCCCGTATAGGGCGTGCGCTGCTCGGGCCTCTTAGACTCAAATATCCGGACGGTACTGAGATCGTCAGCAAGGGAGGTATCCCCATGGGGATGCCTCTTAGCTGGCTTGTTCTCAGTGTTGTCCAGATGTTTTGGGTCTTGGAGGTCCGAAAGGCGAACACCCCAGAAGGGATGCCTGTGCGCCTCGCCTGCAAGATCAGGGGGGATGACCTTCTGGCTTCTTGGACCGACACAGAATGCGACGACTATCAGGACTTGGTCCGCGACTATGGAGGACTCCCCCACGGGATGAAGAGCTTTCGCTCTCCTGTGGGCGGAGTCTTCGCGGAACAGACCGTTCGTCGGAATCGCATTGGCACTAGACGCGAGTTGCCCCTCGGGGGCACGCGAGCTCTGTGGGAGTGGTTCCCTCTTGAGTTCCGCCGCACCCACGCAGTCTTCGATCTGAAGTTGCTCCAGGACGTACCCGTCCGATTCCTTGTTCCCAAACCGACCACTTCTGCGACCAGAACCGTTGAAGATTACCTTGGTCCTGCGATTGCAGACAGCCTCCAGTTTTGTACAGGCGCGACTTATCGCGCCGTAGCTGGAGCTTGTTTGTCTGTCAATCACAAGACCGTGGAAAAGATTCAACGCTTCGGGTTGCCACTTCTTGCTCCCCGTGAAATGGGGGGGGCAGGCTTTCCTCATCCTCGTGGATTCGGCGCAGGAGTGCAGTCTGCACCCAGATTCTTTCGACAGAGTTTGCAGGCGCTCTTCGCAACAGCGAAGAGGCGCTACGCTCTCTCTGAAGCGTGGAAGCCCCGGTTGACCCGGAGCGCACGCGACTTTGTCGAAAAGGAACTGGATGCAGACGAGCGTTCCCGCGTCGGCTCCCTGGGGTCTTGGGAGGCCGTTCCCAGAAGTGAGGCTCTGCAGAAGTACGCTGGCCAGTTTGAGACTTGGTTTCGGGCGTTCGTCTTGGTGGGCGAGAAGCCACGCGATCGTTTGATTCGCTTGGGAGATGTGCGTAAAGCACTTCGGTACCGCAAGGCGCCGAAGGTAGCTGAACGCTATCTCCCCAAGCTGAAGAGGACGACCCGTGCCGAGTTTCTCGCGCAACTTAAGATGGAAGACTCGTGGGTGTACGTGGATCCCAAGAGGTACCATTCTTCTTACAGCACCATCAGAGTGAGTGTGGGCCCGGACGTGCATCCTAACAGATCTGATGCCGAAGCTGGTGGTGTGTGTGGGACTTGGGACGACAT